TTCAAAGGATTTCTGAAGATGTGCTTCAGCTTCCTCAAGTAAATTATCTGAATTCTCATAAACAAAGTTGACATACCCGCCCCCGGGCGTTATCGAATCATCTAAGCTGACGCGGTAGCAAACGCTGGCAAGCTTAGTAGAGGTGTCTATAGATTCCAGCCGGAACGCCGTATAGGTGACAGTCACTTCCTCATCAGGCAGCTGAATCTGCAATCCGGCCAGCTCCTGATAAAGTTTTGTCGGGTTAACCTTCACTGTTCGTTCAAAAGACATGCTGGCCTCACAATAAATACAGGGTAATGGTGTAGCCATCACAGATGGCCGAGTTGTCCGATGTGAATAACTGAATGGCGTGGCGGCCCGTCCCTGTGTTCGCGTTACCCGGAAGTCCGGCAGTCATATTCCTGTCCTGGAATGAGGCCACTGGTGTATTTGATGCGCTGGCGACAAACACCGTCGGGTAAACGGAGGTGCCATCAATTCTCAGCTGAATATTTGAACCCGCACGAACATTTGTCAGCGTCACATCGATGCCGATAACCATACGGTCCGTTGTGTCATAGAAATACTCGATCGGGAATGTCGCTCCCGCAGCAATACTGACCGTTCTGGACCGCTGGATTTCACGGCGGGGTTTGACGTTCCGGGCACCGCCAGACTTGACCGGGAGATAGAACCCCATCCCCTCTGAATGCTCACTTCCCATCAGCTCGATGGCATTCGCCCACGCGCGTGAGCGGGCGAAGCGATACAGCGTCGCCCCCGTGCTGACAGCTGATTTGATGAATTTGTGGCCACCGCTGCTGATCGCTACGGTTTCGGTGTCAGCAAATTCAGTTTCGAAGCGGTCGTAAACATCAAAATCTCCTTTCAGGTTGTTGCCGGAAAACGTGACGTTCTTCAGGTACTGGTCGTCTTCCTGATACATCAGAGAGGTTGCATGCGCAGTGACGTCTACAAACTCCGTGCTGTGGAGTAGCGAATCACCCACCTCAACATCACTGGCCAGTGCCCTGTCTACGGTGAGGATCACATACCGGCTTTCTCCGTAATGGTACGTCGCATCGTTAACCACGGTCCGGCTTACTATGGTGTAAACCTGGCCCCGGATCTGGACGGTGGTCGTCAGGTTTCCATTCCCGGAGTAGAAAATCCTGAACTGCGTTGGGTCAACTTCGAGATCGACAATAACTGAATACTGGTTCAGCACGGCATATGGCGGCTTAATAAATCGGAAGAAATCATTACCGTGGACATGAACATTCTGCGACCCGGATGTGTGGGCGTAGACCAGTGCGTTTCTGACGATGTTTTTGACAAAGTTAATGCCTGACGGCACGTCTTTGTTTTTTACCGCGTTAAAGCCATAGAAACAGTTATCTATTTCATTATCCGTAATGTCCGCAGTAAATACGCCCTGAACTGCGGCAACGCCCCACTTTGCGCCGCTGATGATGTTTCTTTTCGCCGAGGCCCCAATGATTTTCCCATGAGTCACCATGACAGACTTCAGAACCTCAATTTCCAGCCCATACAGGCGGGCATCTATAATCTTGTTGTCATGTGCACTGCAGTAATTACAACCATTCCAGATGGCAATCCCGGACTGCACTGCACAATCACCAACTTCATTACCGCTAGCCACTGTATTATGGCTTCCGACGCTGCCGTAAATGCTCCATGCCCAGAAATGCTTTGCGTCAATACCGCTAATCCTGGCACCGGGGCAGTTGCGAAGCTGTATACCCGAGTCACCGTATTCCCTGCGTAACGTCACATCGACCGCATCCAGATGGAAGCGTTTTTTCGCACCACGGATTTTTAGTTTTGAATCTATGTCAATGTTCGGGCAGTTTAATGCGGAAATAACCCCGCCCGGATATCCTTTTGTTGCCATCGGGTACGGGGCATAGTATTCCCACCCATCAACCAGAATAAACTCGAACTGGTCTTTTAGCGTAATGCCGTCAAGAAACCCGCCGTTACGTGGTAGTATTTTAAGATTGGATTTTCCACGTAGATAGTGCGGACGCGTTATGCAATGCCGACCGTCGATGTAAATTGTGCAGCCATCCGGTGCAGCATCAAAAAGTCGCTGAATGCCGGGGCTGGCATCAGTATCATCATCAGGCGTCAACCCTGCATCCCAGGTGCTGAGTTCAGCGATATTTTTACGGCACCACCCGTTAAAAACGGTGACGCCGTTATTTACAGCCGACTGCGACGAATCATAATGAAACTCCCCACCACCCAGATTGCTACCGACTTGATAGCCAATGACCAGCACGCGCTCTCCATCACCTCCCGGATGTGCTGAAAGCATCGCCACAGACTGAAACTGACCAACCAGTTTAAACCCTTCGCTTGAACCCAGGTTTGAGCGAAGAGCCGAGTCACCGATGTTCGACCATTTCCCTGTGGGGTTTGCAGCCGACCACACACCGCCATCGTTCTCAGGAGAATCCCCGGCAATGAAGTGCTCAAGCTCGCCAAGGTATTTGTACCAGGAGCCATTGTAGTAGACGATTTGCTGGCGATTATCTACAGCCAGACCAACAGCCCAGCTGCCAAGCTCCTGCCAGCCGATAGCTGCAACTGCCTGCTCGCCGCGACCAGTGATGTAGTCGATAAAGCGGCTGAAGATCATCTCCATACCGTGCCAGGTTTTGCGAAGCACACCTAACCGGTCATCTAACTCCTCTTTTGTCCTGTCGTTAACGAATTTATCCACGTTTTCAGCGTTATCGTACAGGTCCTTTACGGCGGCGGAACCTAAAGGATTTTTCGTTTTATATGTGCTCATAGTCGCCCTATAACAAAAAACCCGCCGAAGCGGGTTGTTGAGAGTTATTTCTGTTTTATGCAATGTTGCCGGGATAACTGGCGTTGTCGTAGTCATAGAATGACGCGCGGTACTCTTTGGCGGTAACCTGACACGTCCCGTCTGATTGTGGGGCAATCTCCTCAACAATGGCGTCATAGACATGACGCGTTGAGCCGCAGAACACCAGGCGGACTGGCTCAATGGCTGGTGAAGTCTGGTTAATCTTCAATGGGTCATCAAAATCACTCAGATGGGGAACCGACAACTGATAATCCCCCACTCTGCTCGCCACCATCAGACCGGATGCAGAACCATCCTGATAGCGGATCAGCGCGCAGGGGTTTTCGAAAGACCAGTCCAGCGGCTCCGTAACGGTGAAGGTTGTCACGCCACCAGCCGTTGTCATCGCCTCCACCAGACAGGAAATCGTGTTGTTCCCAGGTATATCGTCTGTCATTACAATCCTGTCGCCCGTGTTGTAGCAGAGCGCATCCAGCTCGGTGGTGGTCTGGTATGTAACCCGCTGCTGAAGATACTTCATCAGGCGACGCATGCCGATCTGGTAGGCGTGATCCTGATTGAGCACCCCATCGAGTTTGTAGTTCTCGATTTTCACCGGCGTGGGATTATCGGGTGTCCGACATTTAACAGTCTCCTCTGCCCAGGTGACGCCGTTGATGTACATCACGTCGACACCATCAAAATCATCGCCGGACGGCACGGTAAATCCGCTCTGCAGCTCCTCCACCATCTCATGCGGCGTTATGATCCCCGTCCAGGGCTTAATCCCCTCGCGGTTGACCGTCGCAAGGCCATCGCTTAACAGGAAGCGGGATTTCCCGGCACTGGCTATCATCTGCAGCATTTCCAGCGCCGAGATACTGTCGCCGGTGGCGAAATCGAAATTTTCGCCCCGTGGCGTCCAGTACGCGGACTCCAGCGCGTTGATGGTATCGACGTCCATCTCCAGCCCCAGCGAGCTCCCGACATGCAGCAGCGCCCCCGAAATGGTTCTGGCCGTTCCTGAGTCATAGGAACGCGTTGCCACAACGTTTACGCGGCGGTCCGACTGAGCCGCCAGCTTCCCGCCCGTCTCAACGGTCACCGCCATCAGCGACACATCGGGATAGGATGAAGGACGTGTCAGCAGTCGCCCACGCAGTGCCTGCCAGTACATCGAATCCCTGGCGTTGTTTGAGCCCTGCTCATTGCGCCGACGACAGCGAACTTCCACCAGTCCCGGAGAACTGAGCGTGATCCGCTCAGTGAAACCTAACCCGTTGATGTTTTTAAGCGCGTACTCTCCCTGGTGACTCACCCACCCCGATCCGGAACCGTAGACGCGATACTGTATCTCCCACTCAACGTGGCGAATCCGTTTTTTGCCCTTACTGTCAAAGCCGCAAATACCGTTCGGAAAAGAGAAATTCACCTCGAACATATCGACGGTCTCATTTTCAGGGCAAACCAGGAACGGCCCCAGCCAGCTCAGCGTGTCGTTAAGACCAGTGGCCTCATAGTCGATCATCGTCCTGGCGGTGAATCCCGGCCACGACTCATCAACGGACCCATTAACCAGGCGCGCCACTGTTGCCGTTGTGCCGTCGGCAGAGACGATCTGGTACTCATTCCCGCGGTGAGCAAGTGAAAGCCGTTGCACACCTTCAGGCATGCCCGAGAATGCGGTTCCCGTAGTGCTGTTATACGCAAGCGTCACGTTTGCCGTTACCGCCGGGCTGCCGCCGGTTGATGCCGTACCGGAGGTGTAAACCGGGGCATCACCGAAAACGGCTGCAGGCAGCGAGGAAGATGTGATTGCCACACCAACGAACGGGCTGGCCGCCTCGGTTATCAGTACGGTACCGCCGTTGTCCCGTGCGACCAGGCCGGAGCCAGTGAGCCCCTCGGTGATAGCTGCCAGCAGTCCCGACATCGAGATGTAGTTCGCTACCAGCGACACCGTATAGGTGATGCCCTGCCATGTGATCATGAACGTACTGGAGCTGGTCGAAAAATCGTAGGTGACGGGAGCCGCACTGGCCTGAATTTTTGCTGCACTGCCACCCTCGCCAGGCACCGCCTCCTGACCTGGGGTATAGGACGCAATGACGAGGTCATAATCGACACTGTTGAAACTCAGCGTCACCGGCATACCCGCTACGGGAGCAAGTTCGGTAAGCAACGAGCTGGCAAATACACTGTAACCAGAAGAGGTGGAGATCAGATAATTTGTCGGCGCCTTAATTTCTACTATGGTCCCCGTTACCCAGCTGTCCGGGAGAGAATTATCATCCTCGTCGTCATCGTCACCATCATCCGTATCAAGACCTGTAAAGGTTACGGATGCACCAGAAACCGTCATGCTGTCAGCGATAATATCGTCGGAATCAGGCGAGGTCTGGGCCATGTCCAGCCCTGTTCCGCTTGATGTGCCACCGACCTCTGTCGAGTTGAACCAGTTTTCGCTGCGCTCATCGCCGGAAACATCCGCGCCTGGCGGAAAATAGGTGATGCTGAATCCCGGCAGCGTTGAAGCTGGCGTACTGCCAACCCGGATATCACCATTGGTATAAATCAGTTCACCGACACCGAGACACAGCAGCATCTGAACGCGCATTTTCGTAGGATCAGCAGCGTCGAACCGGGTCACAGGCTGAACCACATAATCAGGGTAGATACGCACCCGGCCAAACACCTCGCGAATCGGATCACCCAGCTTTGCGGTATTTGCCTTCGCCGGGTTCAGGTCGAGACTGCGCCCTGTGGATGAGGTATAGCCCCCCGTATCGATACTGCTCATCATAAAAAGCGAATAAGCTGCTGCAGCAACGGAGATGCCGACACCTATCCACGCGATGGTGGCGGCCTCCAGCCCGAAGGGCACCGGATAAAGCCGGACATCACTTTCAGGGTGGATCACGCAAGTAGCCCACTCGCCTGGCGGAATGGACAGACCGTCAACCTCAATGGTTAACGGCGGTACATCCCGATCCTCGTAACCTTCAACATTCACCGCCAGCCAGTTTCGAAGGCTGATTACGCCATGCTCATGCGTTTCAAGTGGTTCACCGGGAAGCCGGGACGGGTAAAAACGAATGGTCATTGCCAGAACTCCACTTTGACAAATCGCCGCTTAAACCGCGCTAGCGGAAGAAACGTTACGTTAGAGCCTGGATTGCATTCCGCCACATGCAGCAGGCCATCAATACTGACGACAATCCCCACATGGGTGACGGCTGAGCCGGAATAGCAAGCCACGCCAGCCCCTTCGCAGGGGTCGCAGCGCTCCAGGGTAAGCATCATTTGACGCGCCTCCCGGTCGAGGCCGCCGTCGTCTTTCGTGACCCCGGCAAAATCAGGCCAGAGAGGCAAGCCCAAATCGCGGCGGATCTCGTTCACAATGCCAAAGCAGTCGAGCTGCGGGTATACGCGACCGCCCTTCAGCCAGGTGACTGAAAGGTATTTATCAGGGTTAAACATTGGGATTCCTTAGCTGATATAACGCAGACCGGGGAAGACCGGGAGCGTGTAGCGGTAACGCGGCCAGGCCATATCGAGGACATTCATATAGCCCGCAGTGATCTGCACCTCTGTAGCCGTCCAGTAACCCGACTTGATTTTCAGCGTATACGGCACTGCCGCAGGCGCGGCTAAATCCGTGGAGATAAAACTGCGGTATGTCAGCGATGCAGATAACCTGTTAGCCAGGGCATTGCGGATCGTCGTGGACACAACACCATCAACATTGCACAGGGCGAATTTCAAATCTTGCGTACCGTCCGCGTTGCGCGCCGGCAGCGCAATGTCAATCGCGCAGGCGGTAAACGTTACGGTATTGCCGCTCTCCGTCGTCGCCGTAATATCCTCATACCCCTGGCACAGGTAGTGAACATCTGAGCCAACGGTGATCTGCAGCGTTTCAATGATCACCTCCGGCCCGCTGCTGGCATAGAGCCTGTTAAGTCTTGTCATGCTTCAGGCCACTCCCTGTTAACTGCAAGATCAAGAATGTCGCTGTTCACAATGAAGTCAGGGAAATCGACCCATCCATCAGGCAGCACAGGGAGTTTCCAGAGTTCGAGTGTCGCTGTGAATTTCCAGTAAATCGGCGCCACCAGTGTTGGCCCCTCATAGATATCAGTGAACCGACATTTATAAAACTCCACCCCCAGCGGGGTTTGTAGCTTCATAAAAAACCAGTCAGCGCCATCCGTTATTTTTTCCCTATACCAGGCTTCAAACAGCTGAGCCTGACCGTCGGTCTCCATAAACCATGACACACTGGCCAGAGTTGGAGTTGACGTATACGCCCGGCGTTGCCGCGCGCGACCGGTGGTTAACTGGGTTCGTTTTAACGGGCTAACAGGCTGGAATCCGTACCCTTCCTGTAAAGGCATGGGGAGATAGTCGTGCGGGTAGTAGATATCAGTCATCACTCTAACCCCCTGCCTGGATATTTACTCCGCATTGCCTTACCAACTTTCCCGTCCCCTCTCAACAATTGCGCAGCAACCTGATCCAGGGCTTCCGTTGTCGCCCGCTTCTGCGTTTGAGCCATGGAGAGAGCCATCTGATCAGGTGTCACACCGGGCGGCGTATGGAAATGTTGCTCAATGGGAGCATGGATGGTGGTCTTGCTGCTGTTATCGCTGTTAACGTTCTGAACACCAGTACCAAACCCTGTACGCCCAAGAGTTGCATCAAGCGGTTGGCCATTTCGAAGTGCCTCAAGCTGAGACACGCCGATCCGGTTCGTTGACGCCTGGTCGAAGACGTACTCACCTTTGTGAACAATACCCGCGGGCTGATACTTACCACCGGGGCCGGTGTAACCGCCGGAGGCGAAGCCAACTCCTGAAACAGCCTGGATATTTGAGACGATACTGGCAGTTTGCGCAGCGATTGAGGCCATAGCGATGATGTTGGCCGGATAAGGCGCGCTTACTGCACCGCTTGCTATAGCCTGCTGGATTTTCACCATCGAGTCCGCGATAGCGAATGCCTTGCTCGCAGCAAAAGCGACCTTGTAGATTGCCGATTGCTCACCAAACCCCGTTCGCATGATTTCAGCGGTGCTATCAAACAAGGACTGCGTGGCCGCAGATATGATGGTGTTTTTCTGAGCCTCTATGACCTGATTTGCATCCGCCGCACGTTGACGAATAGAGGTCATTCTGGCCTCACCCTCGGCAGTTATTTCACCGGCCTTCGCATAAGCTTCCTCCTGAGCTGCCAGCCAGCGCTGGAGCTCTTGCTGAGCGTGGTCATATTCGTTGATTTGCCCCTGCATCCCCTCAAAAGTTCCAGAGAGTCGCCCTCCTGTGGGTGTCAGGTTTCCTACAACATTACGAACCGTCGAGGGCAGTTGCATATCGGTGTTTTGATAAATATCTGCCCTCGTTTTTTCATATTCACCGGGTTTAAGTTGCCCGGTTGCTTTGGCCTTCTCCAGCAGTTCAAGACGGGTTTTAAGCAGATCGTTGGTCCGCTCATCCTTCGTCTTTACCTGTTCCTGCATCTTCCGATAATCGTCCAGGGTTTTTACGGAATTTTGCAGTGCCTCCTGCTGCTTATACGCCTGGAGGATTTCATCTGAACGGGAAAGGATCGACTTCTGGTCAGCTGTGAGCTGCGTTTTAGACTTGAGGTCAGCAATTTGCTGTTCGAACTTAACCCGCGCCTGTGTTGCGCTGTTAAGCTTGTCACTGGCATCCAGCTGGGACTGCATGGCGGTAGTCTGCTGGTTTATCTGATCAAGTAGCCGGGTTGCTGCGTCCTCTGTATAGGCTTTTTCTTTGTGAGTCTTAGGCGGCCCAGCTTTTTTGGCCTGCTCAAGTTCCTTTTCTCTTACAGCAATTAGCGCATTGGCCTGATCGATTGCTTCTTTATTTCCTGAGAAAGCAATTTTTCTGGACTGTGCTCTTGCCTCCTTTAACCGAGCTTCTGCACCGGCAACCCTGTCTGCCGCCAGATACTCCTTATTAATCCAGTCAACGGAATTTTTTACCGCCTTATTACCTTCAATGGTAAGTGTGTTCATCGTGGTTTGCAGATCTAATGCCTGGCCGATAAACCTCATCGTAGGGTCAATTGCGCCACCAAGCGCTACGTTTTGCCTACCCTTATCCGCTGCTGTGTAATAATTTTTGACCTCAATAGCTGCAGCTGTCCACGAATCACCTATTTTCAGGATCTCCCGTCGATGCTTATCAATATCAGCATTCAAGGCGGTGAAATTAGCAGAATCCTTGTATTGGGCTACCTTTGTCCTTGCCTCGTCATAACTAAAACCAACGTCGATAAGCTTATTTATTGCTTCGCTCGCACCGTCATTAGTCGTTATAAACATACTACTGACTTCATCAATCGCCTGACCAGTCTTGTCAGATATGGCAACCATATTAAGCGCCAGCCGTTCTGCAGCATCTCCGTTAGCGCCAAGAGACGTTATGGCTATTTTTGTCGCAGCATCAATTTCCTGTCGGTTCTGATAGACGGCATAAGTTAGCAACCCAACAGAAGCAGCTGCTACGCTATAGGGATTAACCAGACCCATGACATATGTGCCAACGCCCTTAATCGCTGGCCCAATGCCGCCAAACATATCTTTGAGCTGACCGCCCTGCTGCATAAGAACCATAAACGGTGACTGCCCGGTAGAAAGACCGACAACGATATCGGTCATCTGAGCAGGGATCATGCGCATAGCGTTGGCAGTCTGAGCTGCAGATTGGCTTGTTTTACCCAATTGCGCCTGGGTTTTCTCCAGAGCATCGCGGGATTCTGCAAGTTTACTGTTGAGGCGATCGTAAGCCAGGGGCGACAGCATCCCGGATGTTTTAGCTGTATCCAGCTGGCGCTGCTGCTCGTTAAGGCGACGGAATGCTTCACCTACGGGATCTATTTGGGCCTCAAGACGACGCAGTGCATTTACCTGCTCATCATGTGCTTTTACAGCCTCGCGCTCGGCTTGTGCTTCGCCAGTGACTTCCCGACGAGTCTCCTGAAGTTTTTTGCTGTATGCATCATATTGGGAAGTATTAATTGCGCCCGATTCAAAGGCAGTATTCAGTTCACTTTGTTGTTGTTCAAGATTGCGAAGAGCAGCTGCCAGAGGGTCGATTTTATCGAGCATTCTCTGGAATGCATCAGCCTGCGCCTCCTGCTGCACAGCAGCCAGTTTGCTGGCCTTCTCTGCTTCTCGTTGAGCTTGTGCAACACCACTTAGTTCCTCAGTGGTGTCATTCAGCATCTTAGACAGCGAACGAAACTCTTCCTCGTCAATTAAACCCTTATCGAAGTATTTTTTTAGCTCACTATAGCGGCGACCGACTGTATCAATTGCAGCACCAACCGGATCAATGGCTGCTCGTAATTTATTGAGAGCATCTTTTTCATCGTCAGTCGCTTTTGTCACTTTGAATATGCTGGTTACAGCCTTATCACCAGACTGAGTCATCTTATCAAGCGCAACAGTAAGGCTGTCAGCCTGCTTCTCTGCCCCGGAGCTGTCCAGGCGTATCGCTAGCCGTGATTCTTGTTCTGCCATTTACCTTATCTCCGGGCAATAAAAAACCCGCCGATAAAGCGGGTTAGGAAATACTTAAAAAATGATAATCAGTGAAGGCTATCTTCATCCCTCGATTGAGTTACTGCAATTTAACGCCTCCCATAACAAACCGTTTGTCATCTTTGTTATAGGCTTGAAAATTTAAGGATTTCCCTTCATTGGATCTAACGATATTTACTTCACCATTGTCGCCACCAACGCCTTTCATTGTGAAGGTAGTTGTCTCCTGGCCAGCAAAGGTGTTACTACGGATATCGCTTTGATAGTAAGCTTTACCGTCAACAACCATATCTNCCCTACCGCCGTTATGCAGGTAAAGCTTTGTGTGATGCCATTTACCGTTGCCAGTCAAGTCGCCAGTGAGGAACTCACAGTTAAAAGAAACGTCGCCTTTTTTGCACTCTGACGCCATTTCCTCTTTGCCTGTGGCTATCATTTCAGCAATAGTTAGTGGGTCTTTTGGGGGCAATAACTTCGACATCTGAAGTTTATCGTCGCAACCAGTAGAAATAAGAGAAACAAGAAATAAAACGCAGATTGAGAATGTAAGTTTAAAAAAAGTCATAGCATTACCTGTTATTTTTTATCATGGATGAGATGCGAAACCATGCCAACTCTGGTGTATTTCCATAACGTTCAATGAATTTACCAATAGACTCGCCATCGCTACCTACCATATCTCTACAGATTTTCATCCACTCTATGGCTTCATCACGACCTAACCCGTCATCAACAATTTGATGAGCCAGAAGCATAAATCGCAAGAAATCTCCACCATCTTGAGGAACATAACCGATGTCAGAAGCCATAGCCCCGTTAACGTCCCTTGCCCATGCTCCAAGCTCTGCGGCTGGCTTTAGGTGCGGCAGCCATACGCCTTGCCACTCCTGCTTTACAATACGAGGTAATTTATGAGCAGGAAGCTTTTCTATCCTGCCATGCTGACACAGAACGCTGGTAGGCGTCCGCATCTGCATAGTGGCAGAAAACCTATATCCATCAAGTATCTCACTGTACTCTGCGTCACCTGGCTTTAATTTGTTTTTCTGTTGCTGCGCCAAATATTCAAAAGGCGATGAGGATTTGAGGATAAACACCTTATTGCCTGATGGCGCTACATTTCCTGTATCTTTGAGCCAAATTACAATTCTCTTATTTGTAATTGCTGAAAGCCTTAATTGTTCATCGACTGAATTTGCAATTTTGGCTTGCCTTGATAATTCTTCTTGACGCCGCCTTTCCTTTTCCTCTCTAAGAGCTTTCAAGTTAAGAGCGGCTATATCGAATTGCGAGGACGCCAAGACGTCTCTGTTTCCGTCACTCCCTTGGTTGCTAACGACTCCAATCTCCTCCATTTGTTCAACTAACCGCGATGCACGGCTGTACCCGATTCTAAACTGCCTCTGCAGTCCAGCTACGGATGCTTTCCGCTTTTCGATTACAAAGCTAATTGCCTGATCAAACAAAGGGTCATCGAAGTTATCGCTTTCCACATCCCTATCCCCATCATTAACATTTGCACACAGATTAACAGGGATACGCGTAGGCAGCAAAACCACCTGTTTGTTTATCAGGATGTTCGTCGCTTCGTTACCAGTGTACGTTAGAGGATAAAACTCATATTAAGGTACTGTTATGGATAAGTTTGACCGAGAACTTCAGAAGCACATACTATCTTGTTGTATTGATGCATACCCAGCTCACACCACATGGAATAGCTTTGACCCAGAAATAATACAGATTGACGATGTCAAACTCTCTGCAAACATCATTTATCTGTCTGAACATGGCTTGCTCACAATCAGAGAACAGAGAAGTGACGACCCGTACTCTTTTCTTGATCATATGCGCGCGACCTGCAAAGGCGTTGATTTTATGCAAAACGATGGTGGCCTCTCTGCAATCCTCAGCGTTCAGACCATCAAGTTTCATCGTGAAGCAGTAGTCGTCCTCGAAGACCTGATCGCGATTTCGAACATGGACGTTGAGCAGAAGGAAAAAGCCAAGTCGACTCTCGGCGAACTATCGACGGAAGCACTTAAAACTGTGGTGCAAGCTGCGACGACTGCAGGATTATCTGCACTACTTGGAAAATAA